CCAACTTTAAATACTGACATTGTTGCAAAAGTTAGTAGAGACGGTGGTTCTAACTATTCAACTGCTACATTATCAGATAGTGGATACGTTACAGGTTCATCTGGTCAAAGAATTTTAACTGGAACTGCTGACGTTTCTGGACAACCATCTGGTTCATCTATGAGATGGAAATTAGAATTAAGAAATAATACTGTTAAGATACACGGTGTATCTTTACAATGGGCTTAATTAATAATTAATTAAAGGAATACATAATGGCTTTTGATTTCGGAAAATACGTTCCTAATTCATTTAAATATCCAAAAGGTCCAGACGCTACTTTTAAGCGTGTCAATGTCAATCAAGTAAGATACAAAGAACTTCTAAAAGAATATGAAGAAGGTAAAGTTAATAAATTACGTATTGAACGTTTTGAACAAAAATGGATGGAAAAAGAGGAAGATAGAGAACGAAGATGGGAACTGCAATTTAAACATAATGAACTTAAAGATAATTTATTAAAAGATTTTGCTCATTTTAAACAAAACGGTAAAGAATTTATTAAAAAATGTTTAGACCTTGGCTCTAAAGGTATGGGTATGTTTAGTAAATGGTGGATGTTTAAACCTAAAAAATCTTGTGGTTCAGGTGAGTTAAAACAATCGCCAATTACAGGTAAATGGCACCAAGATTATAAACCAAATAAAAGTCGAAAAATAAGAGATTGGTTAAAGGCTGCTGAAAATGGAGAAGTTTTTACAAACTCACTAAATAAAAATAGAGTTAAATTAAATAGATTACCAACTGAAGAAGAATATGGTATTTCAGACGAAGCTACTTTAAAAAGGCATACACAAAAATGGAGATGGTTTTTAAAAGAAACAAACTATATGGGTGTATCAGATCCTGAAAAAAGAAGAAAAATGTGGGAGAAACCAGATAGTAGAGTTGATTATAAATAATACTTGACAATATAATAAAGGAGTGATATAATATTATTATGAGTGAAAATACAGAAAAAAATATACAAGATAATAAAAATAAAATTTCAATTACAACCCAAAAACAACTAGAAACAATTAGACTTAGCGAAAAGTTTTGTTCTATAATCCATACTAATCTTCTTACAGAAAAACAATGTGATTTAATTACTAATCAAATAGTTTCAGAACTTTGGACAGATGTATCAGCTAAAAAAGATTTATTAAATAATATTAAACAACAAATTTTACCTATCAATACTGATGGATGGCCGTTATCACATATTCTTATGGCAGGACAACAATCAAATGAAGAACGATTTAAATTTGATACTAGAGGTCTTTTAGAAAATGATGTACCAGTAATTTTTGAAATTGGAAAAAATGGTTTTTATAATTGGCATATAGATGTTGGAAATAATTATCCTACAAGAAAAATAACGTTTATTATTCAATTATCTGATTCAAAAGATTATGAAGGAGGTGATATTGAATTTTTAAATAGTAAAACAGATAAAGAAGCTTTAAGAAAAAAAGGAACAATTATAATGTTCCCTTCATTTATAACACATAGAATTACTAAAGTAACTAAAGGTTCTAATAAATTTATTCTTGGTTGGATGCACGGCCCTACATTTTATTAATTATTAATTTAATGAGTGAAACTTATCAAAGACATTATGGCGGTATAGTCAATCATAAACTTTTTGAAACAAATATTTTTTTAAAAGATTTTGAAAATTTTAAAGAAGAAAATCAAATAATTAAAAAAAAACTTTATGATCTTAAAGAAAGTGATCCTAAAGGAATGCAAAGATCAAATCAATTAGGTTGGCATAGTCAATTAGATATATTAAATTACAAAGAGTTTGATAATTTTAAAGATAAATTATTTTTTACTTTACAAGAAATATTTACATTTTACGATTTAGATCCTAAATATAAATTAATAATTGAGAGTTGTTGGGGAAATATAAGTCCACCTAACGCATATAATAATACACATACACATCCTAATGCAATTTTATCAGGTGTATATTATGTTCAAATTCCTGAAAATACAAGCAATATATATTTTGTGGATCCTATAAAATCCAGAGTGCATTTACCTATGCGACATAGATTAGAAAATAATATATATGCCTCATCATCAATATACTATAAAGCAATAGAAAGTAGATTAATTATTTTTCCATCATTTTTAGAACATTTTGTAAAACCAAATCTAACAAAAGAGGATAGAATATCAATATCTTTTAATGTTCAACAAGTAAAGATATAAATAATATAATATATGAGTGAAATAAAAGAACAGATTTATACTATTGATGATAAACAATATAAGGAAAGTGAATTATCACTTGAATTAAAAAATATCATTGTTGCAAGAGCTGAAATTATACAATCAAAAGTTAGACACGAAATTGAATTAGAAAAAGTAGCTGTTCTAACTGAATATTATAATAAAAAAATAAGAGAATTATTACCAAAGAAATAAAATGGCAGCGACAGCACATTTAACAATAGAACAAGGTGCAACCTTTAGCACAGACGTAACTGTTAAAGATAATGCAGGAGACGCTTTTAACTTAACAGGTTATACTGCTTCTGCAAAAATGGCTAAAGGGTATGCTTCTACAAGAACAAGAGTGGTTTTAACAACTGCTATTAGTTCTCCTACAACTGGTGTTATAACATTATCATTATCAGCAGATGAAACGAATAATTTAGACGCACCAGCAAGATACGTATATGACGTTGAAATTTTAAGAACATCTGATAGTACAATTACAAGGGTGATTGAAGGTATTATCACAGTAAGTCCATCAGTAACGACTTAATCTTTAATATAGCTTAATTATAAATATAGATACTATTATAAATATAGTAGAGAGATAGTTTAATGGTTAGAGCTGTAGTAACAACATCTGGCGGAGTATCCGCTAATATTAATAAAAACAATTCAGGTGCTCAACAGGTTTCTGTTCAAGTGCCTAGTTCTTCTACATCTAACTCTTTGAGGTCATTAACAGACGTGAATGCCGCAACTTTAAATGATGGCGCATTACTTCAATATGATTCTGCTTCTGATAAATTCGTAACAAAAACTACAATAGAAACAACCACTGGAACAATTAGGTTCAATGGTGGAAACTTTTAGGAGAGAATTTAAATGGCAACAATAATTCAGATAAAACGATCTGCCAATACAACCGCTCCCTCGGAACTGGCTCAAGGTGAATTAGCCTATACATACGGCACAGGTACCCAAGGTAATGGCGGTGATAGACTCTTTATTGGAACTGGTACAGAAACAAACGGTGTAGCAGCTAATATAGACATCATTGGTGGTAAATATTTTACAGGTTTAACAGATCATACTTTAGGAACTTTAACAGCAAGTTCAGCTGTATTAGTAGATTCAAATAAAGCAATAGATGAATTTATTATCGGTAATTCAACAACTACTGGTGGTAGTTTAAAATTAAATGAAGGTACTAATAATGGTTCTAACTACATTGCAATTAAATCACCAAACTCTTTAGCAGGAACATATACACTTACGTTGCCAAGTGATGATGGAGACGCTAATCAAGTTTTAACTTCAGATGGTTCTGGTAATTTAACTTGGACAACAGTTTCAACTACATCAAGTTATGCTGACGATAGTTCAACAGTAATAAGTGTTGGTTCAAATCAAACTCTTAATTTATTAGGAGGTACAGGATTAACTTCAACTGCTTCTGGTCAAGGAGTTACTTTTGCTATTGATAATACTGTTACTACAAATAGTGGAACACAAACACTTACAAATAAAACTATTGATTTAGGTAATAATACTTTAACAGGTACAACTGCTGAATTTAATTCTGCTTTACAAGATGATTCATTTGCTACTTTAACAGGAACAGAAACGTTAACTAATAAAACTTTAACAACTCCTGTAATAAGTACAATTTCAAATTCAGGAACAATAACTCTTCCTACAAGCACAGATACTTTAGTAGGTAGAGCAACAACAGACACGTTAACAAATAAAACACTAACTGCACCTAAAATTGCTGATGGTGGTTATATTGCTGACGCAAATGGTAACGAACAAATCGTTTTCAATTCTCAAGGTTCTGCTGTTAATCAATTTTCAATTACAAACGCTTCAACAGGAACTGGTGTTACACTTGCTTCTGCTGGTGCCGATACAAACATTGACATTATATTAGACCCTAAAGGTTCTGGTACTGTAGATGTTAATAATAGTAGAATTACAAACGTTACTGATCCAACTTCAGCACAAGACGCTGCTACAAAAGCATATGTTGATGGTGTTGCAAATGGATTAGATGTAAAAGAATCAGTTAGAGTTGCTACAACAGCTGCTCTTGCAACTTCTACTTACGATAACGGTGCAGGAACAATTACTGCTAACGCAAATGGTGCTTTATCTATTGATGGAGTATCTGTTTCTGTTAATGATAGAGTATTAGTTAAAAATCAAACAAGTGCTGTTCAAAACGGTATCTATAAAGTTACTGCTACAGGCGGTGCTTCTGCTCAATGGGTATTAACAAGATCACCTGACGCAGATACAGCTTCTGAATTAACAGGCGGTACTTTCTTCTTTGTTGAAGAAGGTTCTTCAAATGCTGACAATGGTTATGTTGCAACACATAATGGTACACCAACATTTGGTTCAACATCAATTACATTCTCACAATTCTCTGGTGCTGGTCAAATTAGTGATGGTGCTGCTTTATTAAAAACAGGTAATACTTTAGATGTACAAGTTGATGATAGTACAATAGAAGTTTCATCTGACGCATTAAGAGTTAAGGCTGGTGGAATTGATTCTAATGAATTAGCAACAAATGCTGTAACAACAATCAAAATTACAGACGCAAACGTTACAGCTGCAAAACTTGCTACTACTTTAGATTTATCAGCATTTACAATTACATTACCAAATACATTTGTTACTACAACAGGTACACAGACATTAACTAATAAAACAATTGACGCTTCTTCAAACACATTATCAAATATTGGTAATTCTTCATTATCTAATTCAACTGTTACAGTTTCAACTGATAGTGGTTCAAATGCTATAGATTTAGGAGATACTTTAACTATTTCTGGTGGAGAAGGAATTGATACAACACAAACTGGTGATACATTAACTATCGCTGCTGAATTGGCAACTACTTCAAATAAAGGTGTTGCTTCATTTAGTTCAGACAATTTTACGGTATCAACTGGTGTAGTTACAGTTACATCAATTGATGGTGGAACATTTTAATTATTAAGTAGGAGTTTATAATGACTGCTGTAATAAAACTTAAAAGGTCAACAACTGCAAGTTCTATTCCAACTACTGGAGATTTAGCAGATGGTGAAGTAGCAGTTAATATAGTTGATAAGAAGATTTATGTTC